ATGATGACCCATGGTACTACGCTTTATTTGATAATAACAGTGGTGCGTATGATGGATTCGGATTTGGTGCTGCATTAAATACTTTAGAAGATTTAGGTAGTGGAGCATTCTCAGGTGAGATGTCAGTTTACTACTCAAACTACTCAGGTACTTCATATACAGATTATGATGATGTAGTTGTTGCGACTCTTCGTTCACGAGGTGTTACAACTGATAGTTCAGGTGGTCCTGTTTACACAGTTACAGGAACAAGTGATGTGACATTAATCACAACAGGAGCATATTCAGGTGTTTCGACTAACCCTAAATCAACATTTAGAGTATCAGGTGTAACAAGTGATGGTGAAAATTTCACATTCAATACATCATTTGATTCTTCGAATACAAACTACATCAGTAAAGTATTTGGTAGAGGTAACTTCTCTAAACCAAGAACTGAGGTTCCATTATTCTTAGAAGAAGTTTTCCAAACAACATTAAACAACTCATATAATAATGGTTATATCAGAGGATTAAATTCTTCATTAACGGCATTACCTGAAGCGAGAGGTTTAGATACAACATCTATTGGTTGGTATTTAAATGAATATCAAACACCTTCAACTCCGTATATCGTTTCTGAATTACGTGGTAATACAGTTTACAGATTATTTAAATTTGTATTAATATCAGACGGTAGTGCGGCTAACAGACAAGTTAAGGTATCTATAGCTAACATGCAGTTTAGTAATGGTACATTTGATATAATTGTACGTGATTTCTTCGATACTGATGAAAATCCATTGGTGATTGAAAAATTCACAAACTGTACATTGAACTCAACTCAAAACTCATATGTAGCACAAAGAGTAGGTACATCAAATGGTGAGTACGAATTAAAGTCTAAGTATATTATGGTTGAAATGGATGAAGACCATCCTGATGATGCACTTCCTTGTGGATTTGAAGGTTACAACTTCAGAGAGTACTCAGGAGTAAAAAATCCATTCCCTGTATATAAAACACAATACTACACACCAGGACAAATTATTTATAACCCACCATTCGGAGCTTCTTCAGGAGCAGACAATGTAGTTAGAAGTGCGGGTGACAGAGTTAGAAAAACTTATTTAGGTTTCTCTTCAAGTGTTGGTATAGATGGTGACTTCTTTGAATACAAAGGTAAACAAGTTCCAACAACTTCTGACGGTAATGGTACCGATTGGTCAGTATTGACTAAAGGTTTCCACATGGATTCAGGAGCAACTGTTGTAACAATTTCAGGTGTATATTCAACATCAGGTACATCGGCATTTGATGTGGGTGTTGCATCTTTCCAAACTGACCCAACTAATAGTACTAACCCATATTACTCATTATCGGCAAGAAAGTTCACGATTTTAGCACAAAGTGGTTTTGATGGATGGGATATCTATAGAGAATACCGTACAAATGGAGATTCATTCTCACTTGGTAATACAGGTTTCTTGGCGGGTAACAGTTCAACATCAATTACTTATCCTGATTCAACAGGTTGGGGTTACTTTAAACCAATCACAGGTCCTGACCAACAACAATGGGCAAACACTGACTATTACGCATACTTGTGGGGTCAAACAACATTCGATAACCCTGAAGCGGTAAACATCAACGTGTTTACAACTCCTGGTATTGATTTTGTTAACAACGCATCGTTAGTAAATGACGCAATCGAAATGGTTGAGACAGACAGAGCGGATTCAATCTACGTGATGACTGCACCTGACTACGATATGTTCTCACCAAACACTGCGGACTTCGATACTCAGTTTATTTATCCTGAAGAATTGGTAGATTTATTAGACGATTCAGGTATTGACTCTAACTACAGTGCAACTTACTACCCATGGATATTGACGAGAGACACAAACAACAATACTCAGATTTATCTTCCACCAACAGGTGAGGTTGTAAGAAACTTAGCATTGACTGATAACATCGCATTCCCTTGGTTCGCATCGGCGGGTTACACAAGAGGTATCGTGAACTCAGTTAAAGCACGTAAGAAGTTGACTCAAGACGATAGAGATACACTTTACAAAGGTAGAATAAACCCAATCGCAACATTCTCAGATGTAGGAACAGTAATTTGGGGTAACAAAACTCTTCAAGTTAAAGAATCTGCACTTGACAGAATCAACGTTAGAAGATTGTTATTACAAGCTCGTAAGTTGATTTCAGCAGTTGCGGTTAGATTGTTATTCGAACAAAATGATGAGAAAGTAAGACAACAGTTCTTGGATTCAGTTAACCCAATCTTGGATTCAATCCGTAGAGATAGAGGTTTAATTGACTTCCGTGTAACAGTATCAAACACTCCAGAAGATTTAGATTCAAACACCCTAACAGGTAAAATTTATCTAAAACCAACAAGAGCTCTTGAATTCATCGATATTGAATTCTTGATTACTCCAACAGGAGCATCATTCGAAAATATCTAATAGATAATAAACACAATATAAGGGGGGTTCGAAAGTTCCCCCCTTTATAGCCTAAAAAAGACAATAATGGAATTTAAAAAGAAAAACTTAAACGAAGCGTTAGAAATCAAAAGTTCTGGTAAAAAGACGTTTTCTGAAAAACCACAAAACATTGTCGTATCAGAAGAACAATTAGAAAGATTAATTACTAAAGTTTCTAAAGAGAAGTAATGAATATACGTAGAATAATTAAGGAATATGCTGAGGAAAAACTTTTAAGAGAAGGTTTTGATGATGCGGGTGAACCAGATTTAAAGTATTATGCTTTTGACTGGGATGATAATATTGTAACAATGCCAACACAAATTGTTTTACAAGATGAGAACGGTGGTGAAGTTGGTATGAGTACAGAAGACTTTGCGGAATATAGAGAACAGATAGGTAAAGAACCTTTTGACTATAAAAATAAAAAGGTTGTTGGATATGCTGAGGACCCTTACCGTAATTTCGGTGTAAAGGGTGATAAGGCATTTATTGTTGATACAATGTTAGCAAAACCAGGTCCTTCATGGAATGATTTTGTTGAGGCAATAAATGGGGGGTCGATTTTTTCTATAATCACTGCGAGGGGACATAACCCTAACACCCTTCGTGAGGCTGTTTATAATATGATTGTGACAGACCACAATGGTATTAGTAAAAATGAATTGTTGGACAATTTAAAAAGGTATCGTGAATATTTTGATGAAACAAAAATGAGTGACAAAGAGATGATTGACTTCTATTTGGACTTAGCAAAGTTTCATCCTGTAACATACGGAGAGGGTAGTGCTGCAAATCCTGAGGAGGGTAAGATAGTGGCATTACGAAATTTCGTTTCGTATGTTAAAAACATGGCACAGGAGTTGGGTGAAAAGGCGTATTTAAAGAATGATATAAAAAACAATTTTATTCCTAATATAGGCTTTTCTGATGATGATGCTAGAAACATAGAGAAGATTAAAGATTTTCTAGATGTAGAAGATAAAGATAAACTAGTTAAAACTTATTTAACAAAAGGAGGAGAAAAACAAGAAGTTTAAATTATTTCAGTAAATCTGGGCTCATACTATGAGTAACCGATTTTTAAAATAAAGTAAATAGAAAATTTTTTCGAACTCATAATATTTATAAGAAAATAAAAGAAACAAATTTAAAACCAAAATACTATGGCTGATTTATTAATGAAAATGCCCACACCGTATGAACCAAAAAGAAAGAATCGATTTATTCTAACTTTCCCTTCATCTTTGGGTATCAATTCTTGGTACGTAGAATCTACTTCACGTCCACAGGTAACGATTGGAGCAACTGAAATTCCATTCTTAAATACATCAACATTCGTTGCAGGACGATTTAACTGGAACACTATTAACGTAACGTTCCGTGACCCAATCGGTCCTTCAGCGGCACAAGCACTAATGGAGTGGGTTCGTCTTCACTCTGAATCTGTAACAGGTCGTATGGGATACGCTGCAGGATATAAAAAAGACCTTGACCTTGAAATGTTAGACCCTACAGGGGTTGCCGTTGAAAAATGGATTTTACAAGGTACATTCTTAACAGATGTGAATTTTGATTCATTAGCGTATAGTGATGATGGGTTGGCAACAATCACGGCAACTCTTCGTCCTGATAGATGTATTTTGGTTTACTAATATATTATTTACGATAAAAATAAATGTCATATATTTAACCATAGGGGAAACCCTATGGTTTTTTTTATTTAAATAATTATGGAAACAGCAGAACAATACGGACAAATGGGAATGAATTTACCACACGATGTGGTAAAGTTACCTTCGGGTGGAAAATTTTATAAAAGTAAAAAGTCATCTATTAAGGTGGGTTATCTAACCGCTAATGATGAAAATATTTTAATGTCACCTAATATGATACAAAGTGAGGGTTTGATAAAAACTTTGTTGAAACAAAAAATTTATGAACCAAACTTTAATGTTGAAGAATTATTGGATGGTGATGTTCAAGCGATTTTGTTGTTTTTAAGAAACACTGCATTTGGTACAGGATATAGGGTTAAAACTATTGACCCAATCACCA